ATTTTGGAATGGCAAAAACAGAATATCAATACCGAAGAGCGGGCAGGACGAGTCTTGACCCGCAATAATTTTGTCCATAAAAAATTAAAAAAAGATTAAACAGTATCCATATGAACCTTTTTTGTATCAAAAACTACTTTTTTGCTTGATAAATATTTAATGTCATGTTAGTATGACATTACGTTCATCCTCCTAGGAGGACGCAAGTAAGTCGCGGAACGGAGCGTTCACCCCATGATTGAACTACTTTTATACTCAAGTATCGCTTGTCCAGATGCTGATGCTATGATTCTTCGGATTCAAAAGCATGAACATCTGAAACCAGAGGTTAAACTTGAACTGGTAGAGACCGTAAAGGATGCTGTACCAGAATGTTATTGGGGCGCAAACGACTAAAGGAACGGGCCTAAAAATCCAACTACTTTAGGAGTAAACAAATGGCTACTATCACATACCGTGGCGTCGAGTATGACGCTGATCAGTACAAGGCTAAGGTTCTTAAGGAACAGGATCAACGCCGTAATCACGAACTAATGTATCGTGGTATCAAGGTTGAGAGAAAGTTCGCATCTAAGAGCTGAACTAGTCTGTGTGTAGATTAAGAGGGGTATCTACCCCTCTTTTTTTGTGTATAACAGGTAACAAAAAAACATATTCAGATACGTTCTGTTACTAGCTAACAAATGGTAAAGTACCTAGTGTTTTTTAGGGTTTCCTGACATATATAATAGTAAGAATTGAGAGAAAAAGAGATGACCTGAAACCCCAAAACTACATCATGACTGACCAAATGTGGAGGTAGAAATTATGCATAACATCATGTCATACAATCAAATGGCAGCCTGGAGACATCTTGAGGAAAACACGCTAGATGCGGACGAACAAGATGATCTAATCAACGATTATTTCGATTGCCTAATTGAATGTGATGACAACCAACAATCCTGTAGACGAGTATGTAGCGAAATCCTAAGACTGTAGAGTAAAATTACGTAAACCCGTCGGACCCCTTGACAAATACTGTCAGGGGGTTTTATTATGGCAACGTACACTATTGGTATAGTGTTCCGCCTTGATACATATTATATAAATTGTCTTCTACTTGGAGTTCGATAATGGATCCTAATCCTGAGTCAATTGAGATTTCCAGCACCTCTAAACAATTTGAGTACGAAAAAATTTCTAGAGAAGTGGATGGATGTGATGACACCGAAGTTCTCAAAAACATGCTTAAGTGTTATGTAAAGCTTTATCTGAAGCAACAGGAAACTGTTACTGGTTTCCTCAAGGGGGTTCCTACCATCCCAGCAGTCCACGTTCCAGATGAATCATGAATTTAAAGTAGGAGACACAGTACGTTTCATCGGATGTAGTACAGAACAAATCCGATGGGGCAATAATGATGATCCAAGTAGAGTTTGTCTACTAGGCAACACATATCTAATCGAAAGAGTTGACGTTTTCAGTCAACACACTAAAATAGAACTAATCGGTGTAAAGGGTCGATTTAATTCTGTGTGCTTTGAAAGAGCCACAGGATGTATTCGACAATCTCAACCGTTATGCGACATCTAAATGCAAAAATCTAAGTACTATCAACTCACACAACTAAGGAATCAAGCCTTATTTGATGGAGACGAAGAAACCGCAGCAGCGTTGCTGAAACAAATTTTATCTCTCGCTGAGTCTGGTCAGATTTCTGGTGAGGATTATATGGAAATCAGTGACGACACAATGAATTACGGACAAATTCCCCCAAGGTTCTGAATGGCCCACCGTTTCGAGCAAATTAGACCAGAGCACTGTTATACTAAACAGGAAGTAGATGCCCTCATTGCTGAAGCATTGGAGGAGGCAAGACGTATTGACGAAGAGTCCATGCGTAAGCATAATCGTGATGCAACAGTGATTAGTATGATTCTTGGGTTTACTGCCCTTGCTCTTTTCATTGACGGACTGTTACGAATTTTGGGAATTATCCCACCATTCCTTAATCTAGATGTAAATATCATTGATGGCATAGTGGAAAAAATGCGTACCGAATGTTTGCCATACGTGGACGTACCTCAGGTCTAGAATGGCATTGTTTTCTCCAGAAGTATTAATGGGCTTCCTTGTAGGGTCATTATTATTGACGTTTGTTTTCCAAGCTTTGTTTATATTCACTGGTGCTTTTGGTTATATGGATGCATCAGGTAGAACGCCTTTGAAGAAAAGGCATCCAGAACTAGAAGGTGTTGAAAGCGGTGAACCCCTTCTTGTAGTAAAGTTTGATCCAACTGATCAGGAACTAGATATGATGTCTGAGTTGCAAGAAAGGATTGAACAATTAAAAGAAGAAACCGATGAGGAAACTGAAGACGATTGGAGCTGATGTCTTACGAGTAGTTGCCGAAGATGTAACTACCATAGATGATTCTATCATGGAGATTTATCATGAGATGGTAGAGAACATGCATAAATATGGTGGCATAGGTCTGGCAGCACCTCAAATAGGTGTTAGTAAAAGAATAATCATTTACGAAGATGAGGGAAATATTCGTGAAATGATTAATCCTAGGATTACGTGGAGAAGCACAAATACTTGTACGGTAGATGAAGGTTGTTTAAGCGTCCCTGGTGAACATGGGGAGGTTGTACGGCCCGTGGAGATTAAAGTCAAATTCCAACAATTATCGGGTAAGTATAAACACTGGAGATTAACATCTATTCCTGCCAGAGTGGTTCAACACGAAGTAGATCATTTAAATGGAATTTTATTCGTAGATTACTTAGACGAGAAAAATGAACAATAGCTCAAAATGTCACCTTAGCGAAGCAGCTTTTCACCTGAGACAGGCGTTAGCACATGCTTCAAACCAAGGTGACGAATCAAAATCCCTACATAAATTAACTGCTATCCTCAATACCATTGATAAATGGATGGAAGATGGTGGTGAAGTTACAAGTACTCCCAAGAAAGCAGAACTGAATAATACCACGTTCAGGTGGGACAATGAATATAAATTCGTACCAGCTTCACAAAATGCGAAGGATGTGGTACAGTATGAAAGTCTAACCGATTGATATGGGTACACTGATTCTGATTCTGGCAACTAACTTCGCAATGTACGTGTTATTGCGGATACATCTTGTCAAAAAGTTTAGAACAACCTATACTATCTTTTTGAAGGATGCCGATGGTAACCGTCAAACACTTCAAGACACAATTGCGTATCTATTAGAACAACGCGAAGTCCTGGATCAACGTATACTCTATCTTGCAGGCGAGATGGAAGATCAATGGTTAACCATTGAAAAAATTAAGATGGTCACAGGAGCCGATAAGTACTGTAACGACTGATTATGCACGATCAAAACCCAATTACCGAAAAGGAAGACCAAGATACCAAATGGAATCGAGGCCTAGACCTTTTTATAGAATCTGTCCATAAACCCGATAGTAGACTTCGAGGTTGTGCTCACAACCAAGAATGTTTCAACGAGCTAATGTGGATTAGAGACCATGTTATTGAATATCTTGGAAGCCTGCGTAGATAATGTCTGATTTAGAACTTCAACTAATGATAGTAAGGAAGTTGCGAGAATCATCAGATTTGGTGAGAGATACTTTCACAATTAATCAAATTCCCTTATGTAGTGAAAAACTTGTTAAACGGAAGATAAATATTTCTAAACGTTAACATTTAAATCCCGTGGGAATTCGCAAATCTGCTAAAAAAATTATAAAACTTGCAAAAGAACATCCTGAATACTACACAGCAGAAGAAGTACTTTATGCAAAACTCATTAAAAAAATAACACCTAAAAAGAAAAAAATCGAAAATTAATTATGCTTATTTTTCTTGATACCGCTGACATTGAAGAAATTCGTAAGAGAGATGCAAGCGGTCTTATTGATGGAGTAACAACTAATCCTACCCTTATTCGTAAGAGTGGTGGAGATCCCGTAGAAGTTGTTAGACAAATCTCGGAAGAGTTTCCGCATTTTATTTCTATCTCTGCTGAGGTAGTTGCTGATACTGCTCCTGAGATGATCGAACAGGCTCAGGCATTTAAAGGTATGCCTAATGTAACCATTAAGGTCCCCTGTACTGTAGAAGGTCTCAAAGCATGTAAAGCACTTGCTGGAGAGGGTTTCACAGTTAATGTTACTCTTATTTTCTCTGTAGCACAGGCAATCCTGGCTGCAAAAGCAGATGCAACTTATGTTTCACCTTTTGTTGGAAGGTGTAATGACAATTCCTTCAGTGGAGTTGAGTTGGTTCGTTCTATTTCTATCTGCTTCCGTGAACATATGGTAAGAACTAAGGTTCTTGCTGCTTCTCTTCGTGATGTACATCATGTTTCTAGGTGCTTCGCTTATGGATCTGACGTTGTTACAATGCCAGGTAAAGTATTTGACAAGATGTATGATCATGTATTGACTGAAAAGGGTTTAGATCTATTCCAAAAAGACTGGAACTCTATTAATTCTGACTGACGACTAATGGCACTAGCAAATCAAATTACGGAGTCCTTGAAGGACGCCGAGACTAACTTACGGAATGCCTTAGCTTTTGCCGCACGATCTGAAAGACCGTTCGTTGCTAAGGCTATCGCTACAATGATTACAGATATTGACAATTTGACCCATTTGGATCAATGTTTTGATACAATGGAAGAAATTATGGAGCAACGTCGTGACTGACGATTGGCGTTATAGCGATGAGAGAATGAAAGTACGTGGAAACGTGCTTTCCATTCTCCTTAAAAGGTTCGGTGGAGAACTGAACGAAGATGGATCCCCAAAAAATCCCCCACAGTCAATTTATGAGTGTGCTCATGATTGGGTATCCCAAGGAAATGTAAAAACCGATGGAATTGTAAAATACTATCAAGCGTACTACCAATAGGAGGTTTTATGTACCAAATTTATGGAAAGGAGGGATGTGTACTTTGCAGTAGAATGAAAATGGTCTTTGAACTCTGTGGAGAGACCTATGAATATCTGGAATTGGGTGAAGACTACACAGAAGAAGAATTTGAAAGTAAATTCCCTGGTAAAACCCTGATGCCGCAGGTAACTAAGGATGGAGAATATATCGGAAATGGCAAGGAAACCGTAGCTTATTTGAAAGAGAATAGGGTACTGTAAGTGAAAGAGCTCGACATAAATAAAGGCGTTGAACTTTTATTAAGAGGGGAACCCAAACCTAAACCGAAAGAAAAACCTAGTTTTGAGGTACAGTTCAGTCTCTTTAATTTGGAGATACACTTTATCCTCGACATTAAAAAGAAGTAGTCCTTGGGAGGAACAATTATGGAAGCTCCATTTATTGCGGTATTTTGTTTGCTGAGCTTGGCATTTTTGCTAATTGGTGGTACAATTGGTTGGTTATTCCAACAACATCAGCTAGTATTTTCACAACAGGCACAGGCGAACTATCTTCATCCCGAATTTTACGATGAAAATGGCAATGTTATTCCTGACGAAATTTTAGCACTGAGATTTGAAAACTATGACAACAGCGAAGAAGACGACTACTACGAGGAAAGCTAAGACTAGCACCTCGACTCGTAAGTCACCCGCACGTAAACCTCGGACTGTGGCAGTCAAGAAGAAAGAACTGCCACCCAATCCTCTTGTAAGTGAGATCCTAGAGGCAGTTGACTCTGAAAGAGTCAAAGCTAAAAAGCTAGATCTTCTTCAGAAACATGCTACTGATGGTTTGAAGACCATCTTTATTTGGAACTTTGATGAGACTGTCGTCTCATTGCTTCCTGATGGTACTGTTCCCTATCAACCCCTAGACGGCAATCAACAGGCCGATCCATCCAAGGGAATGCCACAGAGAACTACTATTAACGCTTCTGCTAATAAGTTCTTTAATTTTGTAAAAGGCGGTAACGACGCTATGAACAAAATTAAGAGGGAGGGAATGTTCATCAACATGCTTGAACAACTTCATCCTACTGAGGCAGAAATTCTTATTCTGACGAAAGACAAGGCACTTGGAAGTAAGTATAATATTACAAAAGAGTTAGTATCCGAAGCATATCCAGACATCCGCTGGGGAGGTAGAAGTTAATGACTAAGGTAAGGATTTTACATGAAAAATGTGATCCAGAATTAGCAAAAGATAAAAGGTTGCCTTATACTGCATACCTTGTACAATACGAAGAAGATGGTAAAACCTACCATGATATTAGTGTCGCTAATAAACAGGTAGATCTCTTTGACCATTATTGGGATCTTTTCAAAAAAGGCTTCAAGTCTATGGTTCAGACTGAGGGTAATGTGAATCCTAAACTCTGGGATCCAAATCCAAAGAAGCCTAAGGAAGAAAAGAAAAAAAGGAGACGCATTGATGAGTGATGATGGTAAAGCGAAGGTCAATGTAAATGCTGAAGAACTTGCAAAAGTTGTAAAGCAGTACAAAAAGATCAAAAAGAGAATGAAATCTAATCTATTTGAAATTCAAAGGATTAGTGGTAATCCTACTCTAGTATCTAAACTATTAGAAGAGAATCTTGGTGATGAGATTGGAGATATTTGATAATTTACTTTCGGACAGGGAATTCCAATCTCTGTCCGAATTTATGCTTGGTAGAGAAATGCCTTGGAGTTATTCCGATGGTGTGAATATGCCAGGTGATGGATATTATCAATTTACTCACGTATTTTATAATCACTTTGAACCCCAGAGTCCTTACTTTGGGGTTCTTTCTCCTATATTGAAGCAGATAGATCCTGTTGCTTTGGTACGGATCAAATCTAATCTAAATATCAAAACACCACAAATAGAACGATACGAATATCATACTGATGTGGACGATTGCATCACTGCAATCTATTATGTAAATACGAACAACGGAACTACTAAATTTAAAAGTGGTGAAGAAGTTGAAAGTATTGCTAATCGGTTAATTATTTTCAACTCAAATGAACAACACGCTGGAAGTTCATGTACTGACGAAAGTAGACGGTGTTTGATAAATTTCAATTATTTTATCTAGTTATGGACAAAGAAAAACTCAAGCTAATTGTAAAAAACTTGAAATCTCTGGTAGATGTGTTAGAATCTGAAGTCTACTCAGATGTAGATTCTTATGTATGGCCTAAACAGGAAAGTGGAAGACTTGGATTTGAGTATTCAAGCACCAATGATGATGATGGAGAAATTGACTAAATGAACGCTAGACTAATCAGTATCACTCCTGATGCAGAAGAAACGATGGGCTATATTGCTCGCGTATCTAATCCTGCAAATCAGGATAACCCCAAGGTTTCTGGTCTATTGAAGTATTGCATCAAGCACAACCACTGGAGTGTGTTTGAACAGGCAACAATGACACTGGAACTAGAAACTACGAGAGCCATAGCGGCTCAAGTGCTGAGGCACCGTTCATTTACATATCAAGAGTTTTCCCAACGATATGCAGACTCATCTCTGCTAGCAGACACAATCCCACTACCTGAATTGCGTCGTCAGGATGATAAGAATCGTCAGAACTCAATTGATGATCTTGATCCTTTTGTGGTTCAAAGTTTGGAACTACAAATGAAGACTCTGTTTGACTCCTCGATGGCACTGTACCAACAGATGTTAGGTCGTGGTGTTGCAAAGGAGTGTGCTCGAATGGTCTTGCCATTATGCACGCCAACAAAAATCTACATGACAGGCTCATGCCGTTCATGGATTCATTATATCAATCTGCGTACTGCTAATGGTACACAGAAAGAACACATGAATCTCGCTGAAGATTGTAAGAAGATCTTTATCGAACAATTCCCAACAGTAGCTGAAGCATTGGAGTGGACCTGATGGCAACATATCCTGTAATTAATAAAAACACTGGTGAACAGAAAGACGTAAAACTCAGTGTTCATGAATGGGACCAATGGAAGACCGACAATCCCGATTGGGAACGTGATTGGTCTGATCCATCTACTGCCCCAGGATCCTGTGAAGTTGGAGAGTGGCGTGATAAACTCACCAATAAACATCCAGGATGGAATGAAATTCTGAAAAAATCTGAAAAGTCTGCGGGTATCCGTGGCAAATACAACACACTTGGACGTTAATTATGCCTAGAAAGAAGAGAACTGATGATCCCATTGGTGTAGGGATGACGGCCAAACAAATGCGTCGTAAGAAACCAATCAACACCGACATGTTGGTTGATATTGAACCTCTGACTGATAACCAGAAAGTTCTTTTCGATCATTATGATGAAGGTAAAAATCTTTTTGCCTATGGTGCTGCTGGTACAGGTAAGACGTTTATCAGTCTCTATATGGGTCTGAGAGACGTTCTGGACGAGAATACACCATATGACAAGTTGTACATCGTTAGGTCCCTTGTGACAACCAGAGAGATTGGTTTCTTGCCTGGTGATCATGAAGACAAAGCTGCCTTGTATCAGATTCCGTACAAGAATATGGTCAAGTATATGTTTGAGATGCCTACAGATGCAGATTTTGAAATGCTCTATGGGAATCTAAAAACTCAGGAAACTATTTCTTTCTGGTCAACCTCATTCATCCGAGGTACAACTCTTGATAATTGCATTGTGTTAGTAGATGAAATGCAAAACTTGAACTTTCATGAATTAGATAGTATAATTACAAGAGTTGGTGATAACTGCAAAATTATTTTCTGTGGTGACGCTACTCAAACCGATCTTACTAGAGATAAAGAACGAAATGGCATCCTAGACTTTAAACGAATCGTAGAACAGATGGATTCTGATTTTGGTTGTGTTGAGTTTGGAATTGATGATATTGTTCGTTCTGGACTAGTAAGAAATTATCTGGTTACAAAACTTGCCCTTGCTCTCTAATGTTTACACATTTAAATACTCTTGGGGAATTTGAACTTGATGCCAAACTTATTGATGGAGTAAGGTATTACTATGTACCTGAAATGGAGGGGAAACTACCTTCTATCACATCAATAACTAGTTTCTATAATCGCCAAGTGTTTCAAAAGTGGAGACAAAAAGTTGGTGATGAAGTTGCTAATCAAGTTACAAAGGTTTCTACCGAAAGAGGTACTAAATTCCACGATGTTTGTGAGAAGTATCTCAACAACATTGACTATCATGATATTGAAATGTTGCCTACCACAAAGGCACTATTTCTCTCTGGGAAGGATTCTATAGACAAGATAAATAATATACATTGTCTAGAGAAACCTCTATACAGTCAGTACTTTGGAATCGCAGGACGAGTAGACTGTATTGCGGAATATGATGGCGAACTGTCCATCATTGACTTCAAAACCTCTAAGAAAATCAAACCAGAGAAGTGGATTGAACAGTACTTTGTTCAAGAAACTGCATACGCTTGTATGTACTATGAAATGACGGGTACACCCGTCGAGAAGTTGGTGACTATTATGGTTGCCGAAAATGGAGATTGTCATGTCTATGAAAAAAGAAACAAAGGTGACTATATTAAGCTTCTTACCAGGTACGTTAAAGAATTTGTCAACCATAAACTCGGAGAGTATGGAGAAAGAAGTTAACGAATTACTTAAGGAGAAGTTCCTTTGTCAGAATAAGTTTACACAAGATATTGAAAAACTTGTGCTAAGTTCTGAGCTCAACTATATCGAAGCAATTCTAAGTTATTGTGAAGAAAATAACATTGAGTTAGAGTCTGTATCTAAACTTATTTCCAAACCACTGAAGGAGAAACTGAAAGTGGAAGCTATGGAACTTAATTACCTTAAAAGAACTACTAGATCTAAGTTACCTTTGTAATGAAACCGATTGAGGTCTATCAGACCTATTTGGCACTGAAAAATC